AAAGAAGGCGAATGGGTCATTGGCGGTGAGCAACTTTGAGCAAGACGCAAACATGGGAATGGGTAATCTAACTCAAGATGATTTAGCATTACCATTTCTAAAAATACTTGGTCAACTCTCTCCAGAAGTAAACAAGAGAGATGGCAAGTATGTAGAAGGGGCAGCACCTGGAATGATATACAATTCAGTAACAGGTGACCTTTTCGATGGTGAAAAAGGTGTGATTGTCATACCTTGTCACTACAAGTTGGAGTATGTTGAATGGAGAGATAGAGGTAAAGACGGATCGGGAGCACCGGTAAATATTTATCCGTCATCTTCAGACATCATGACTAAAACAACTAGAGGGGCAGATTACAAAGATAGGTTATCAAACGGTAACTATATTGAAAAAACTGCTCAACACTTCATACTGGTTGCAGGAAATGTTCCTACAACTGCATTGATTGCCATGAAATCTACACAATTAAAGATTAGTAGAAAATGGAACTCTATGATGCAAAGTATAAAACTTAAAGGTAAGAACGGTATGTTTACACCTGCATCATTCAGTCATCAATATGTATTGAAGACTAATCAACAATCCAACGACAAAGGTAGTTGGTTTGGTTGGGAAGTTACCAAATTAGGTCCAGTTGAGAATGCTGATCTTTACCATCAAGCTAAAAGTTTTGCGGAGAGTATCTCTAAAGGAGATGTTCAAGTAAAACATGGTGAAGAAGCTCAAACGAGTGAAGCAAGTCATTACTAGAATCCTAGGTTGTGGGCGTGAAAGCGAGAGTGGAAACGCCCACAGAATATTCGCATGGAACAGAAGTTTGTTAAGATATTTGATGGATTAAAAAGAGATTATGGATACGCAGAAATTACTAACGGTTACAAAGACTCAACCACAGGAAAGTTTAAAGTAAAACACGGTTGGGCAGGTAAGCCATTAACTAATTTAGATTATCTTCAACATCTCAAGGGAGAAAAGTCTATTGGCATACAACCCTGTGATGACAGTGGCATGGTTAGTTTTGGTGCAATAGACATAGATTCAAAAGCCTACCAAGATTTTAGTCCAAGAAAATATTTAGAAATAATTCAAAAAAATAATCTACCTGTTATACCAGTTAAATCTAAAAGTGGTGGATTGCATTTGTACATACACACAAAAGAAAAAGTCAAAGCTAGTTTTTTAAGAAATTTTTTAGACAAACTATTATATACATTAGAGTTAGATCCGACAACAGAAATATATCCAAAACAAACGGAACTTGGAACAGGATCAGATGGTAGTTTTACAAATGGTAATTTTATTAACCTACCATATTATAATAAAATAGAACGAGTTGCATTAAATTTAGATGGTAAAGAGTTTACTTTTGATCAATACATACAGGTTGTTGAAGCTAATTTAAAAAGTGAAAAAGAATTAAATCAATTTATAGATGATCATATAAATAAAATATTACAAGGTGGTGCAGAAGAATTTAATGATGGACCACCGTGTCTACAAGCAATATCAAAAACAATTGATGATAGTAACAAGTTACCAGATGAAAGAGATAGATTTTTATTTAACTACATGGTTTTTTGTAAAAAGAAATACCCAGATCTTTGGGAAAAAAGGGTATTAGATGGTGCAAGAAAATACATTTTATATGATGAGGAGTGGGGTGATAAGAAAGTGTTAGATAAGATTAAGTCTTGGCGTAAACCAACAGCAGGGCATCTTTGTGACCAAGATCCTATTAGAAATTTTTGTATTAAATCAGAATGTGCAAAAAGACAGTTTGGTTACATGTCAGATAAACAAAAGAAGTTTCCGCAGCTATCAGCTTTAATTAGAATAGACTATATACCTGAACCTGAGTTTAGATTTACAGTTCATTTTAATGATAAACAAGATGGTGAAAAGAGTAAACAAGTATTAGCTAGAGATGTAAACTATCTAATGGATATGGAAAAATGTAGAAGATTAATTGCATCACATACACCAATAGCACCACCAAGAATAAAACAAGATGAGTTTCAATCTATTATAGAAAAATTAAAAGAAACAGAAACAGTGCAACCACCTCCTGCAGGTACATCACCAAAAGAATTATTACAAAAATATTTAGACGAACATATACACGGAGTTCCTGCAGTAAGTGCTGCATCATTTAGTAGTGGATCTGTGTTAAAAGAAGAAGGGTTTGCGTACTTTACCATGGAGGTCTTTTTTAATTATTTAAAAAATAAAGAATGGAAAATGAAATATGAAAAAACTGGTAGGATGTTGATAGAAGAATTTAAAGCAGAACTAGGACATTTAAAAAGATATCCTAAAAAAGATACAGATAAAAAATCCCATAACCCTATTCGTTGTATAAAGATTCCTTTGTCATTTTTTCCAAGAGAAGAAGAGGATGTAGAAATATTAGATAGAAAAAATAAGGATAACATTCTGTGATAAAAAAATTTTACGGACCACCTGGCACAGGTAAAACAGAAAAATTAATCCGTAGAGCTCTGGCGTACATAAGAATAGGAACACCTGTAAAAAAGATAGGTTACTTTGCATTTACTAAAAAGGCAGCGTACACAGCAAAAGAAAGAATGCTTAACAAGAATAAAGATTTTAATAAAAAAGATTTAAAACATTTTCAAACATTGCACTCATTAGCTTTTCATACATTAGGATTAAAAGAAGAAAATGTTATGCAAGACTATCACTACGATGATCTTGGAAAAGAATTAAGTATAAGTGTTAAAACAAAAGGTGACTTTGATACCTCACCATACATGACTTGTGATAACGAATACTTTCAAATAATATTAAAATCTAGAGAAAAAGATATAGAGGTTTGGGATGAATATTGCACGGGAGATTATAGTAAGGACATAAATCCTGACATATTAAAACACGTAGCAGCTAATTATTTTGAATATAAAAAAGCTAATAGTTTAGTGGATTATAGCGATATGATCCACCAGTTCGTAAACAAATCACACCTATGTCCCAGCTTTGATGTTGTGTTTATTGATGAAGCTCAAGACCTATCTCCGATACAATGGATGATGTATGATATATTAAAAGCTAACACTAAAGATATGTATCTTGCTGGAGATGATGATCAAGCTATATATGCATGGGCAGGAGCAGATGTAGATAGATTTATAAAAGAACCTGCAACAGAAGTAGTATTAAAAAAATCTAGAAGAGTACCAAGAAAAGTTCAAGACATATCAAACATAATTGTAAATAGGATAGAGGGATTAAGAGCAGATAAAACATATCATCCAAGAGAAGAAGATGGTTTATGTGAGAAGATTAATAATTTAGACAACGTGGATCTTAGAAAAGATAACTGGTTAATATTAACTAGAACCAGATCTAAATCTGTACAGATAGCAAAAGAATTAAAACAACGAGGTATATTTTTTGAAAGTAAATTTTTTAAAAGTTTAAATACTAAACTACACAAAGCAGCTGTTTATTATTCTAGATGGAGCGACGGACAAGAGTTAAATCAAAAAGAGGTTGATGATGTTGAAGACTATATGTCTGACAATAACTGGAATGAATTAGTTCCTTGGTTTGAAGCTTTTGACAAAGCCAACCTTGAAGATAAAAATTACATTAGATTATTATTATCAAATAAAGAAAAACTCACTGAAACACCAAGAGTTAAAGTATCTACGATACATGCAGCAAAGGGTGGCGAATCTGATAATGTTCTGCTTGTACTAGATAATGCTAGAAAAATAAGAGAATCTGTGTTAAAAAATGTTAGAAAAAGAGATGAAGAACACAGAGTCTGGTACGTTGGAGTTACACGTAGCAGAAAAAATTTATACTTGATGAGAGCAAAAATAGAAAGGTATGGTTACAATTTATGACACATAAAGATATGTTTAAATCAACGACGTACGATTCACTAGATAAGCAAGTTGATGGAAACCATTATAAAAGTATGAAGATTCAACCTGCAGAATTTATTAATGAAAACAAATTATTATTTGCAGAGGGTAACGCTATAAAATATATTTGCAGACATCGGTCTAAAGGAAAAGAAAAGGATATTAAGAAAGCTATTCACTACCTTGAAATGATTTTAGAAAGAGATTATTCGTGAAAGTATTGGATCTATTTTCAGGCATAGGTGGTTTTACATTAGGTTTAGATTCAACAGGTTTTTTTAAGACAGTAAAATTTGTTGAGAAAGATAAATACTGTCAGAAAGTTTTAAGAAAAAACTTTCCTAACATACCAATCGAGGAGGATATAAAAAATGTCAAAGGAAAAGAAGGAGACGCAGATGTCATTGTGGGAGGATTCCCCTGCCAACCAATGTCAGTCGCAGGAAAAAGAAAAGGAACAGATGACGACCGCTATCTCTGGCCAGAAATGTTTAGACTCATTAGGGAGATCAAACCCCAATTCGTTATTGGGGAGAATGTGCAAGGAATTATTAACATCCAAAACGGCATGGTACTCAGACAGGTGCAAGACGACTTGGAAAG